TACAGGAACTACGAAGAATCAAACCTGACAGTGTCCAACGCCGCGCTAAGGTTTAAAGAGCTGTCCAGAAACCCCGACGGCAGCGACGAAAAGATTGAAGAAATCATAGCGCCTGTCGATATGTGGAACAGACGCCAGGATTCCGGCCAGTCAGTTGCGGAAATATTCGCGCAGAACGGCCTTTATCTCATACAGGCGGGGCGCGAACGCGAGCACGGATGGGTAAAGGTTAAAGAATACCTTTCATACGACAAAGACGAAAACGGCAAGATTACCAGAAAACCGAAACTGCTTATTGTGGACAACGAAAACACGCGCAGATGGATAATCAGCCACCTGCAAAAACTGCAGTTTAACATCAAGAAACCGAGGGACGCGTCAACGGAACCTCACGACATAACCCATTCCCCCGACGCTTTGAGGTATTGGTGTTCGCGGTTCCAGATAGGGCTAAAGATTGAACCGCCGAAAGAACCGTTCAACCCGTTCAAGAAAAAAGTGATAGACGACGGTATGCCGGAGGTTACGGAAGAATACTTAGTGGGGTGAAAAATGGAACTTGCATACTTTGCAATATCAATTGCGGCTGCCTGTGCGGTCGTTTTTTTATGCCTTTTCTGTTACCGGCTGGGGATAAAGGACGGACGAGCCATAAAGGACAACAAACCGCTTGAAAAGGCTGTAAACATTCCGACGCCGGAAAAGAAAAAATCTGACGAGGAAACCGACCTTGAGAAACAGTTTTTGGAATGGGCCGGATTCCAGCCTAAATATACCGAAACGAGGCAGTTATGAAGAAAACTACCGACGTGTGGCAGAAATACCTAAACGGCCAGGCGTTCAAAAACCAGATAAACCTTTACAACACCGTTGACGAAAATTGGCGGTTTTACGAAGGCGACCAGTGGCGGGGCTGCAAAGCGCCTAATTTGCCGATGCCTGTGTTCAACTTCATAAAACCCGCCTGCCGGTTTATGACCGTGCAGATAAAAGACCGTAAACTTGCCCTCAAGTACAAAGCGGAAGGCGAAAGGGAAGATATTGCGGCGCTTCTGTCGCAGATGGACGAGTACGCCAGACGCACATGGGACAGGCTCAACATGGAATCCAAGAACCTTGAAGGGCTTACCGACGCGTTCAACACAGGCGACTATATCCTGTACCACTACTGGAACGACGAAATTGACACCGGCCAGCCGTTTATGGGCGACGTAGACAACGAAATCATTGACAACGTCAACTATTACCCGGGGAACCCAAACTCTGCGGACGTTCAGAGCCAGCCGTACATCATTATCCGTACGCGGCGCATGGTCGAAGAAGTCCGCGAAATGGCAAAACAGAACGGTTTGTCCAAACGGGAAATCGAAATGATTGTGCCCGACGAGGACACAACCTATCTTTCGGGAGACGCAGCGAAAATTGAGCTTGTCGGCGGCAAAAAATGCAACCTGTTGATTTACATGTACAAAAAAGGCGAAGGCCCAGACCGGCAGGTGTATTTTTCCAAGCACACGCAGTTTGTCACCGTACAGCCGGAGAAACCCGCAAAGCTCAAGCTCTACCCTATTTGCATGATGAACTGGCTGCCGCGCAAAAACTGCTGCCACGGTGTTGCAGAAACCACTTATCTGAAACCGAACCAAGTCTATTTGAACAAACAAATGGCTTATACGCAGCTTTGGCTGATGCAGGCGGCGTACCCGAAAGTTATTTATGACCGCGCGGCACTTCCCGACGGGTGGTCAAACAAGGTCGCGTCCGCTATCGGCGTAAACAGAAGCGGCGGCGCTGTGACCGACGTTGCGCATTACATGCAAGTACCCCCGCTCCCGTCAGATGTTTGGGTGTCGTTCGATAGAACGTTGTCCAAAACAATGGAACTCATGGGCGTCAACGACGTCGCTATGGGCAACATCCCAAACCCCGTGAACAGATCCGCGTTCATAGCGGTGCGCGACGCCGCTATCGTGCCACTGGAATCGCAACAGCAACGGTTTTTCAAGATGATGCGCGATATGGGCCTGATATGGCTGGATTTCTGGATAAACCACTACCCCGCCGAGCGCGGAATACCGATTGCTACCGCCGAGGGCGAAAAAATAGTGCCGTTCAACCTGTCCGATTACGCCGACTTGCCGTTCGATACGCAGGTACAGGTCGGCCAGAGCCAGATGTGGAACGAGTTCAGCACAATCCAGACGCTCGACAACCTGCTGATGCAAGGCAAAATCACAATGTCGCAGTACCTTGAGCGTATGCCGGAAGGATATATCCCGGACAAAGAAAAACTGCTTGAAGAAATCAAACAGGCAGAGCTGCAACAGCAGCAATTGCAGGACGCTATGGCTGAAGCGCAAGCATTACAGGCCGAAGCAACGCCTGTATTACCGGAGGGCGCATGAAAATACTTATCGGACTTCCGACAAACGATTCGCGGGTGAACCTGCACGTCGTACAGTCGCTTATCGACCAGTTAGGCGGCATATTGCAAGACGCTGTTGTGCAGACGTGTATCGTATCGCAGACGCTGATATACACAGCGCGCAACGCTATCGCTGACGCGGCGGTAAACGGCGGGTACGATTACCTGATGTTCATAGATTCGGACTGTGTGCTGCCGAAAAACGCGATAGCGCGGCTTTTGAACCACAACAAGGACATTGTATCGGGAATGTATTTCCAGAAAGCTGCGCCGTTTCTTCCTGTGATATACAGGAAAAACGAAATGGGGCTGTTCGACGTTATCGTTGACTATCCTGAAAACGCGCTGATTGAAGCGGACGGCATAGGCATGGGCGTTTGTCTTATAAAGACAGACGTTCTTAGGAAAGTCATTGACAAGAACCATACAGACGTGAAACTGGACAAGGCCGCAACGGAATGGCTGACTGAACAGGCCAAAACACGCGGAATGACGCGGCTTGAGATACTGAAAGAAATCACAAAAGCCGGTGTCATTGACATGGACGTTCCGAAAGAACTATACAACCAGTTCTACGTGTACGTGAAATCCGTAAAAGGCCCGTTCGACCCGTACATTTACCCGAACGGCATCTACGTAAACGCCGAGGATTTAGCGTTCTGTATCAGAGCAAAGGACATAGGTTACAAGATATGGGTTGATACCGGCGTACAGGCACAACATCAAGGCAACAACTACATCACCGAATGGTATCACAAAGAAACGCTAAAAAGGGCCGAAAAACAGGCCCTTTTAAATACCACTCAAAAGGAGAGATAACACATGGAACCTACCGCCACCCAACCACAGGTGGATAACGTCGCACCACAGACGGAAACGGTACAGACAATCAAAGTCAAGTACAACCACGAAGAAAAGGAGCTGCCCATTGACGAAGTCAGGGTTCTTGCGCAAAAAGGCATGAACTACGACAAGCTCAGTGAAAAGCTCCAAAAGTACGAGTCCGACCCGGGCTTGAAATGGCTGAACGAAAAGGCGGCGCAATTCGGGGTAACTGTGCCCGACCTCATCGCTAAATGGGATGCAGACCTTGCGGCGAAACAGGCAAGCGAAATCGCTGATGCCAAGGGCATACCCGAAGATGTAGCGCACGAGCTGCTCCAAATCAAAAACGAGCGCGACATGACAAAACAGGAACTTGAAGCGCTCAGAGCCTACAAAGAGGAACAGGAACGAATTGACAACCAAATCAAGGAGTTTCAGAAAGCCTATCCCGATGTGCCGTTAGACAAAATTCCCGAACAGGTAATTGAAATGGCAAAGTCCGAGGGCATATCGCTTAAAATCGCGTACAAGGCTTACCTTGCCGATGTACTCGCAGAGGAGAAAAAGAAATTGGAAGAACAGCTCAACGTCAAAAAAGTCAACGACGAAAACGCGGCCACAAGCATGGGTTCGGCAAAGTCCACCGGCGATTCGAACACTGTCGAGCTAACACTGGAGGTCATCAAAAACATGACCTCCGAACAGAGAAAAGCGAACATGGGCCGGATTCTGGACTATCTCAAAAAACACAAAACATAAGGAGTTGATACCACATGCTTAGCAACTTCATCCCTGAAGTCTACAGCGATCTGCTGATGATGGACAGGGATAAAGAAACCGTATTCGCGAAACTTGTCAACCGCGATTACGAAGGCGAAATCTCGCAGATGGGCGACGTTGTCCATATTACCGGACTGCAAGACCCGACTATCCGCGGTTACACCAAGGGCGCAACGCTGGTCGCTGAATACCTGAAAGACAACACTGTTGACTTGGTTATCGACCAGGCGAACTATTTCAACGTGTTGCTTGATGACATGGACAAGAAACAGGCAGCCAGCGACCCGACGCCGGAAACAATCCGCAGGGCAAGGCTTGGATTCGCGGACAAAATGGACCAGTACATCGCGGCTATGTACGGACAGGCTTGCACAAGCACCTCGCAGACGCAGGTTGTTTCCAGCAACGTTATCTCCACGTTGGCGTCTGGCCTTACAAAGCTGCGCGAGAACAGCGTTCCAACATCGGAAACCGTGTACCTTGTTGTGTCGCCGCGAATCGCGGAAAAAATCATGCTGGCCGAAATTGTCTACGACACCGACAATTCCGACACGCTCAACAACGGCTTGATAGG